ATTACGATCTCCGATTGAACAACAAGCTGTACAACCTCAAGAACACACCGGAAAATATACTCCTTCTATGGTTCCATTACACTATCCTTCAGCTGTACCTTTGCCATCTCCCGTTGTTGTAACTTCAAATGAAATTATTATTGATTGTCGACAAGTACATGGGCATGCATCATCGTGTCCGGTCTGTTCTAAAATCTACCGTTCCAATTATAGCATATTTATGGTAATCATTGTGATTCTAGTGTTGATTATTCTGTTTTTATCAAAAAAATGTTTATCAATGTAATTTCTTTTGAAGAGTTTGAAATGAAACTTCATCTAACGGTTTTTCCGAGAAACAGGTAAGAATCGCTTCTTTTAAATCTAAATTAGGACTTTTTATGTAATCATCAAAATGAACAGGGCTAATGGATTCATCATCGTCTTTAGATTCGTTTTGAACTTTTGACTGATTGTTAATAAAATCAATTAAAAATTCTTTACTCTTTTTTTCGTACGATTTCTTAAAATTGGGAAGTAATTTTGCTTGACTAATCAAGTCTTCTTTGGAATTTGTAATCTCTTCTACATTAAAATCAATTTTGCCGTGCTTGGATTCAACATCACTAATATATTTTAATAATTCTGTTTTATTTTTTCCGTGTACTGTTTTTTTAAAAGGTATGTTGAATGTTTTGGATAGTTTCTCCGCATAACTTTTTAGAGTATCAGTCTTGGTCTTTGTGTTCATTTTATATGTATCATTGTAAATATAAAATGTTGATCAATTTTTTTCAACTTATTGCAAACTATTAATTAATTGTTGAATAGAAGATGGGAGACCGGTCATACTCTTTCCAGTCAATGTAGATACAATGTGAGGGAATCCAGCAACATTGGCAACATCTTTTCCAAATTCAGGCGATAGACCGTTTCTGTAGGTAATAAAAGTGGCATAGTCTTGTAACATTGATTTTAATTGATTGCAGTATTGGCAGTTATCCATAGTATAAATGACAATACCAAGTTTTTGAATCATTGCAGCTTCTTGGCTGGCATTTTGTTGAGCTAGAGTAGAAATGATTTGATCAAGGGGCATAAATCCAGTAACAGTGTTGTTGGTAGTACGAGACACAATGAATGGAACAGCATATCCACCAAAGTTGGTAAGTTCTTGCTCATTATTTTTGTCAGCGACATCTTTGAGTAATACATATTTGTTCAAGTTTTCAGCACCAATAGCAGAAACCATGGCTTGATAAGTTTTCTTGGAGAACTCGCAGTTCTTGTCAAAATAAAAGACCAAGTTCAAGTTTTTAATTTGAGTAAGCATATCACTTGCATATCCTTCCGAAACTAATTCGTTGTTAATAGGGCAAGCAGATGGACTAACAGTTCCTTCTGGACCTGGTAAAAATGAACGAATAAATTTATTGTCTGGGCATTTGGCAACATAATAGTTTGGTGTGCAAGTTTTTCCATAACCAGACCCAACGGTATAATAATTGGTGCCGTCTCCGTTGTGAGTTAAAGCATCATATCCATAAATATTACTTTGCTCAAGTATAACTGGAAAATTCATACTAGGTACGGTAGGAGGTAATTTCTTAGCAAATAACGTGTTGTAGTTGCTAGGAGTATTGTAATCGTTGTAAGATGAAGTGAGATTGTTGTTATACTCTGGTGAAGAATACATCTTTTTATTTTGAAAAAAAAATTAATTTTTTTTTATGTTGATTTTTTTTGCATTGAGCTTTTTTTGAAAAAATAATTTAAAAAAAAAAAAATTTACAATAAAAAAAAATAGTATATTATAAAAAGAAAATGACTACGCCCAATGTTGTAAACGTTAGTTACGAATCCTTCAAAATCCTTCGTGGTGTTCCTTTGTGTAACAATTCTGTTCCCTCGCTCAATAATGTATGGTTCGCCGCCATCCCCACCCTCCCCGGAAAAATCCACGACCCTAACAACTACATCCAATACGGTACTTACCAAACTGGAGCCAAGCCTGTTGTTGAACCCCTCTTAGGTCCTGGTGGATCCAGCTATGACCCCAACTTCAACAATACCCTTATTGTTGACTCTACTCGTATCATTGTTCAAAACTTGGTAAACAACAACTACATCGATTTGGTCCAAGAGGATGCCTACTGCACCTTTGTTTCCAACGATGCTTGCCCACTCACTGCTTCCCAATCTGGAACCACCACCAACTCTTGCACTGTTACCAAATCCACCTGTCTCGCTGACGGTGTTCTTCAATTCCTTGCCATTATTTCAATTGCTCCTTCTTGCACTTGGCTCGGCACTGGACTTGTCATCACCATCAGCCCTCTCAACAGCAGCATCCTCTTCCAAAACTGCACCTACGGTAACTGGTGCCCATTCTCTTTCAGCATTGGAAACTGCAACACCCAATCTGCCACTGCTTCCCTCCTCTACTTGACCTGCCCATTCGCCTCTGGTTACGGTTATGTCTACTCTGCCAACTACGCCAATGTTCGCTTCACCCTCCTCAACAAGCAAAAGTGCGCTACTGGTGGAGCCAAGAAGGCTTGCTACCTCGGTGTCGACTCCCTCGACAAGGGATGCTTCCTCGTCTTCTTTGGTCAACAAAGATTGATTGGAACTGCTCAAATCCTCCTCATCTCCCCTATTGTCGACCTCAAGTGCATCATCTGGCAACCAGTTTTCATTGTCACCACCAACACTCCCCTCACCCTCACTTGCTAAATTACCCAGGTGGTCCCAAACAATTAAATCAGTTTATAAATTTTTCAAAAATTTATAATAAAATGACATTTCTATCTCCTCAACCTACAATCATTAACGGCGTTAGTTTCCAAGTAGACGGGCAATTTTCTAATTATAATGAAGAAAAAATGTTTGCCTATTACAAGCTTGTCAAGGCTTACCCAAGTGATTTTTATGGATAAAAATGACATTTACGATTTCATCCAAAATTTTGCAAGAGTCCAGTTAGGATTATTGTCCTTCCAATTTTGTAAATTATTGTACATCATTAAATAATTACTTTCTAACCATTTTGGACTTATTCGATCCCAAGAATCAATTGTTAAGATTGGTAATTGTTTATAAAAATCATCTAGTTTACAAGTTTTTATAATCGGTATTGTATCCATTATCAACGCTTCATAAATTCGATGACAATCTATTCCTGTTCCTTCAGGTGAAATAACGAATTTTGAGCTAGCACATTCTTGACAATAATCTGCAAAAGTTGCATCACTATTTTTTTTTATCCAATCTTGATTTTTAAAATAATCAAAGCATGGTTGTCTTGCCGTAGGATTTGTTTGGATTTTAAAATTCATGTAGATCAAATTAGTTTTATCTTTTTTGACAAGAGTAAATTGAGAATGATCTTTAAATTTGTTGTCAACAAAACCTAAGGGTATACAAGAGACTTTTTTGTGAATATAAATACAATTCGTTGAATAAATGTGCTGCACATACGGTTCAATTTTTTCAAAATGTGATTGAGTAAATGACAAGTCAGAATTATGACAACATAATATAAATTTATAAACTGGTGGTTCCCGTATTAAATCTTGAATAAATGGTTCAAAGTAATCTAAATTCAAAAATATACAATCTAAATATTTCACTTCTTTTGGATTATAGTGAAAAGGATATCTCGGACAAATTGACCATTGACATTCTAAATAAAATGAATGACCAGATATAAGTAATGGTTTTTTAAACTGTTGTAGACAACTTTCAACTTCTGGAATCACGTGTTTTTCTAAATAGATAAAATTTCCCAATTGTTGATAATTTTTAAAAATGTGATTAACAATGTTACCATCCCATAAAAAATCTTTTCTAAAATAATTGGGATTATACCAAAATTCATTGATACACATTCTATGGTAAAAGACAAAACCCTGTTTTTGTAATAGTTGACGACATTTTTCATCCTTCTCTTGATTTGTAGCATCTAATTCAATAACAATAACAAAAACAAGGATTGACCAATTCATTGTTTCTAAAACTACTAGTTCACCACCCTCTACATCAATTGATAATAAATCAATGTAAAAAATATTACTTTTTCTTAAAATATCGGACAATGGTAATCCGTTGACATAATATTCACTAGAACTTGATAACCAAGAATTTTTATGATATTCTGACATAGTATCAACAGATCCAGCAGTTGCATCTGTACCAATAAATTTTATTAACTCTTCTTTGCGACCAATAGCAAAGTTATATAAATCGCATTTTGGTCGATTTTTTTGCAAATTTATAAACTGACAAGTTGGTTCAATCAGTACACCATTGAAATTTAGAAAATCCTGAAAGAATTTTGTATTAGAATACCTTACTCCATCCATAGCTCCAACTTCTACAAAAACTCCATAGGAATCATTTTTATTAATAAAATTTCTGTATATGAAAATGTCTTCTCCTTGTTGTGAATAGAAATTCATTCTATAATAAGTAATTAAAAAATTAATTATTCATCTAGGTAATTCATTAATTCGCCATTAATTCATCGTAAATATCTTGCAATTGTTGTGGAAACTTATCCCCTAAATTTTTGATTAGTTTTGCGTGACTTTGTAGTTCATTTTGCCAATCTTGTTCCTCGATACTCATGAGACATTCAAAATTCTCCTCACTAAAATCTAAACCTTTCCAACAAATATCCTTGTATTGCGGAGCCCATCCAATTTTGTTTGGCACTGGTTCAAGCTTTTTGTTCAATCGCTTCAACATCCACAAAATAACTCGCATATTTTGTCCAAATCCTGGCCATATAAACTTGCCTTGCTTGTTTCGCCGAAACCAATTCACTAGAAATATTTTTGGCGCATTTTCACCAAGCTGTTGACCAATATTTAACCAATGTTGGAAATAATCAGCCATGTGATAACCTGTAAAGGCAATCATGGCAAATGGGTCATTTCTTACTGTTCCTACGGTTCCCTTTATTGCCGCTGTAATCTCTGAACTCAAGTTTGCGGCATAATAAACTCCGTGTTGCCAAGTCTTTGTTTCTGTAATCAAAGGGATGGTATTTGCACGACGACCCCCAAATATAAAAGCATCTATAGGAACTCCATCAGGATTATTCCATTCGGGATCCAAACAAGGATTATTTTGACACGACATTGTAAAACGAGCATTAGGATGGGCAGCGAGGCGTCCACAGTCTGGTGTCCAATCATTACCCTGCCAATCGATCAAATGATCTGGGGGTGTTTTAGTCATACCTTCCCACCATACATCTCCATCATCTGTTAGCGCAACATTGGTAAAGATGACATTTTCCTCAAGTGATGCCATACAGTTTGGATTGGTTTCCCAATTCGTTCCTGGTGCAACACCAAAATATCCTAGTTCTGGATTCATTCCATATAAACGAGTAGCGCCCGTCGTGGAATCCTTACGAGGCACAATCCATGCGATATCGTCGCCTAAAGTTGTAATTTTCCAATCTTCAAATTCAGCGGGTGGGATCATCATGGAAAAGTTCGTTTTACCGCATGCCGAAGGAAAAGCACCTGCAATATAATATTTTTGTCCGATTGGAGAAACGATACCAACAATCAACATATGTTCGGCTAGCCAGCCATTTTCGCGACCAATAACAGAAGCAATGCGCAATGCAAGACATTTTTTGCCCAGAAGAGCATTTCCACCATATCCAGAACCAAAAGACCAAATCTCTCGCGTTTCTGGAAAATGGACAATGTATTTGGTAGGGTTATGCGGCCATGCTACATCTTTTTCATTGTTGCTCAAAGGTTTTCCAACGGAATGCACACACGGTACGAAATATCCATTATTGCCTAATTTTTCAAGTACCGGAGTACCCATCCTAGTCATTAAATACATATGACAGACGACATAGGGACTATCCGTAACCTCAATACCTATTTGTGCAATTTCTGAATCCAAAGGACCCATGCAAAAAGGAATTACATACATTGTTCTTCCTTTCATACATCCCGCAAAAAGATTATTTAGAGTGGCACGCATTTCAGCAGGATCGACCCAATTATTTGTAGGACCTGCGTCTTGCTTGCGCTCAGAGCAAATAAAAGTTCGATCTTCTACGCGTGCCACATCACTTGGATCAGAACGAGCCAAGTAACAATTTTTACGATTTTTTGAATGCAAGCGAAGCAGAGAGCCAGAATCTACCATTAATTGACATAATGTATTAAATTCTTTCAAACTACCATCACACCAATATATTGAATCGGGTGTCGTCAAGGTAAAAATGTCGGAAATCCATTGCAATAAAATTTCATGTTTAATTTGGCAAGAAATATTCATTATTATTATATAATAAAAATTTATTCTTTTTTTAATTAAATATAATTTTTAGATTGAAAATTTTTTCTTTAACAAATTATTTTCTTTGTTAATTGTAGAAATGGTTAATTATTTAAACTGCTGTCCCCCTCTTGTACCAAACGCTACTTTTCACTCATCTCCATATTTCCTTAATGAAATTCCTGCCTCCTCTACTCCTCAACAAAGAGACCTATATATTACCTTGACCAAATGGGTTAATTCTCAATCGGAAGCTTATTGGGCCGATATAATTTATGAATTATTGGATACAACAACTTATACAACAGGAGTAACTGATTCAAGAGCATTTGTTGCTACTGCTCCATCTTCTTTAATTCAAAGTGGATTAAACAGTCCTCGTCTTTTAATTACAGCTCCTGACGGTCGTGTATTATTTGACTCTAGTAAAAGCGATACTCTTGGTACTAAAAGTACTGATACTGCTAATACTTATACAAATTCAGCAACAACACTTCCTAAAATTACCGTTTCACCTAATCAAACCTCTGCACCAACATCCGTAGCAGTCGTAAACCCAATTGGTGAAAACCACAACACTCGTGCCGCTATCATGACTTCTTTGTTAATGCAACCCAGTGGTCTTGGATATCAATCTTACTATTCTACCACTGTTAAGACTGATCAAGCCTATGTTGCCAAACGTATTGGTACTCAAAGTAACCCTGTCGGAGTCGTCCGTGTCTCTGCCAATCTTTAATAATTTTAAAATCAATTTAAAAAATTAAAATGTTTTTTCAAAAATGATTTTAAAATGCTTCATCGCTCTGATTACAATTTTTTTTGTTCCCGTACAATCTCGTACTGCTCTTGATGATTATATCGCCAAACCTGATTCACATTTTGCATACCAAAAAATAAATTCTCTCAAAGGTGTTGGATGGGATGGACATGTGTTTAATATGACATCGCAAAGATGGCTCAATGATTCTATTGTTTCACGAAGCATTTGGTGGCATCATGTCGTCATGATTATTCCTCATCAATTAAAATATCAAGAAAAGTCCATCCTTTTTATCGGAGGAGGACATAATACTGATAACATTCCCAATCATAAAAATGAACAAGTTTTATTAGGAAGTGACCTTGCCCTAAGAACAAATTCCATTGTGACTATTTTATATCAAGTCCCGAATCAACCGATTGTTTTTTATAATGATGCAGAGCGAAAACCTAGAAGTGAAGATGATGCAATTGCCGCAACATGGTCGACATTTTTGGAAAATCCATCCGAGTCACACGAATGGCCTATGCGACTACCAATGACAAAATCAGTAATTCGTTGTATGGATATGGTCGAATCCATATTTCCAGCTATCCCAAATCACCAATTTATCATCATGGGGGCTTCCAAACGAGGTTGGACTACATATACAACCGCTGCAACCGACAAACGCGTTATCGGAGCTGTTCCAATTGTGATGGATATGTTGAATATGTTACCTTCGATTCATCACATGTACAAATCGTATGGAGGGTGGACTTTTGCCTTTAAAGATTACTGGAACTTTGACATTCTTGAAAAAATTGATACTCCCGAGATGTTGCTGCTAGCAGAAATTGAAGACCCCTATACTTATATTGATCGGTATACAATGCCAAAATTGGTAGTCAATGCAGGAAATGATGAATTTTTCATGATGGATAATACTTATTTTTGGTGGGATAAGTTACCTGAACCAAAGTATCGCCTCGTTGTACAGAATGCAGATCATTCCATGGCAACAGGATTTGAAGAAGCGCTTCCTTCCATTGCTGTGTGGGTGACTCAAGTCTTTGATCGAGTCGAATTACCTAAATTATCTTGGAGTATAGATTGGGAAAAGTCATTCATTTCAGCAAAAAGTTCTGTACAGCCAAAAAAAGTGCTATTATGGTATACAACGACCTGTGATACACAACGACGAGATTTTAGAATACTCAATCTTAATAATCCGTGTCAGTGTGGAATTTCTTATCAAGATTATTGTACGAATCTTAAAGTCTTGTACAGACACAAGGAAATAAATTATCCATATGAATATTCTGGGGCCAACAGCCAACAATGGACCGCCTTTTTTATGGAATTTCAATATGAAAGTGGATTAATACTGACAACGGAAGCCTGTATAACACCCAATACTTTTCCATTTGCAGATTGCAGTGGAAAAGAATGCCAAGGCAAGTTGGTTTGAAAGTCAAGCATAATATTAGTATTATTTTTAAAAATTATTTAAAGTCTTAAATTATACATTCAAAATGAATATGAAAGTAAGTGATTTTATTGCATCATTTTTAGATAAACATAATTTTGATACTGTTTTTACAATCACAGGAGGATTTTCGATGCATCTGAGTGATTCCTTTTACAAAAATAAAAATTTCAAAAATTTTTATCAATTTCACGAACAAGCGTGTGCTTATTCTGCAATTGGATATGCAAAGACGACTAATAAAATTCCCATTGTTTGTACTACAGCGGGTATTGCTGCAGTCAACGCTTTATCACCTTGTTTAGCAGCCTTTCAAGACTCTGTGTCTTTACTAATTTTATCTGGACAAGTTAAAAGCACAGAATCGATTCGAAAATTAAGAGAAGATCAAGGATTGCAACTAAGACATTATGCAGGTGCTGATAGTGATGTTGTGTCCATGGCAAAAACTTGTACAAAGTATTGTGAAGAAATAGATTCGATTGAAAAGGTAGTGCCCTGTTTGCACAAGGCGATGGAAAATTTATTATTTGGTAGACCAGGGCCTGTTCTTTTATCTATTTGTATCGATATACAAGGAATGTTGATGAATGTAAATGAATCAATGTTTCAATTAGATGTACCCAAAATGAATTTGAACTATAATTTACAAGATTTACAGAATATTTATAAATTGTTAGAACAAAGTAAAAAACCAATTATTATTGCTGGAAATGGAATAAAACTTGGTCAATGTAAAGAAAAATTTTACAAATTTTTAGAAAATTACAAAATACCAATTGTCACTACAATGATGTCAACTGACATTATTCAAGATGATAACGATTTATATATTGGTCGTATAGGAATTCTAGGTTTACGAGCTGGTAACTTTGCAATTCAAAATAGTGATCTAGTATTATCATTGGGATGTAGAATGGCTCAAGGATTAATTGGTTATAGAAAAGAATGGTTCGCTCGCAAAGCCAAAATCATTTATATCGATTTTGATAAAAATGAATTAGAAAAAACAAATCTGGATTACTCCTTGAAACTTGACATGGATTTGAATTACTTCTTTGATCATTTTTCTAACGAGGGAATTGAAAATACAGAATGGAACCAAAAATGTCTTTATTGGAAGAATAAATGGTATCAAGAAATGCCTCAACTATTAGATAATAATATCCTGAATCCATACCCAGTCCTCAAAAAATTTTTTGAAATGGCCCCAGACAATAAAATAATTAATTGTTCATCTGGTTCTATTGTAGTTGTAGCTTGGCACACAGCAATTATAAAAACAAATGATCTATTTATTTTAAGCAGTCAAGGTGATATGGGCTTTGAATTACCTGCTGCAATCGGAGCTCAAATTGCTAATCACAATAAAACCGTAATCTCAATTTTAGGCGAAGGTTCTTTCCAATTACATATTCAAGAGTTACAAACGATTGTTCATCTTAAATTGCCAATTAAGATTTTACTGTTTAATAATGGTGGTTATGGATCTATTATAATAACTCAACAAGCGTTTTTTAAATCAAAATATGGATGTGATCCTGAATCCGACTTGTCATTTCCTGACCATGAAAGAATTGCTTTAGCTTACGGAATAAAATATATATTATTAAAAAATTATAACGATGTCGAGACTAAATTTAAAGAATTTTTTGACACACAAGAAGCAATTATCTTGGAAATCTTTTGCTGCATTCAGACTCGGGTGCCAAAATTGAGCGCATTTAAAAATGATGACGGAACATTTACAAACAGACCCTTGGAAGACATGGAACCATTCTTGTCAAGAGAAGAAATCTGTAAAGAAATGACAATTGATATGGTTTAAATACATCATTGTAAAATAAAATGAATCATTTTACTGTAACAGATACGCAATTTAATATTGAAAATCTATCTTCACAATTCAAAGTAAAATCTTATGATAAGTCATATAGTGTTGAAATAGTATCAAAAAATTTACATAATATTTTAATAGAAATTTATAATGAAAATGATTATATAATTGCGGACGAGTTTTTTAAATCCAAAGTACAACATTTTAAAAGCGTTTTTGTGATTGCCACTGAAGAAAATAAAACAATGGAAAAAGTTTTGGAAATACTTGATATTCTTCAAAATAATAAATTTTCCAAAAAGAACAAATTGATTATCCTTGGAGGCGGTATTTTACAAGATATTGGAGGTCTAGTCTCTGGATTATATAAACGAGGAGTCAGCTGGGTTTTGATACCAACGACAATGTTAGCCATTACAGATTCATGTATTGGTGGAAAAGTTGGTGTGAATCGTAACAGTAAAAATGCAATTGGCATGTTTTATTCGCCAAATCAAGTTATAATATCTGATTACTTTTTAGAAACTCTAAATAATGATATGATCATCTCTGGATTAGGGGAATCACTTAAATTAGCAGCAATCGCAGGACAAAATGAAGTCAATAAATTTAAATTTTTTTTACAGAACAATGACAAAAAGAGTATTATACTTCAATCATTGTCAATCAAAAAGGCTATTATTGAAGTAGATGAACTTGAAAGGTGTGAAAGAAAAGTATTAAATTATGGTCATACCGTTGGTCATGCAATCGAATCTAGTTGTGATTATTTTATACCACATGGTATTGCGGTTTTATTCGGAATGTATCTTGTAAATCGCTTATTTGAAAGGGCAAATAATTTTAAAGAATTTAATGATTACATATTATCATTAATACCATTAAAATACTTTATTCAATTTAATACAATAGAAATAATTAAACATATGGAGAATGATAAGAAAAATATTGGCGACCAAATTTGCTTTATTGTTTTGGAAGATTATGGAAAATCAAATTTTGTCTACAAGTCGAAGGAAGAGGTGTACCCAATTTTAAATTCTATCATTGATGATTTAAATATAAAACCTATATAGTACAAAATGAAATTTCTAATATTTGGCGCAGGAGGATCAATAGGAAATTACATCTATAATGAGTTTATAAAGAATCACAAAATATATGGAACTTCTACTAAATTAAATACAGAATATTTAAATGTGACAATCGAAAATATGGATTCTCTTCTTGATATTGATTCAGTCGATGGAGTTGTGTGGGCAAACGGTGCAAATATAAATGATAATCTGACAACATTTAATTTACAAAGCTACAACAAGATAATGGATGCCAATGTTAGTTTTATTTTAAAAACAGTAAATTTTCTTGTTCATCACAACAAGTTAAACCAAAATGCAAATTTGGTGATTATAAGTTCAATATATGAAAGTGTTACCAGAGCAAATAAGCTTTCTTATTCAATTTCGAAAACAGCTTTAAAGGCACTAACTAGCAATCTTTCATTTGATCTTGGAAGAAAAAATATACTCATTAACAATATATTACCAGGAGTTTTAGATAATTCAATGACAAGATCTACTTTGAGCCAAAAAGAAATAGATTTTATTATAAATCATACTCCAGGATCAAGATTAATTAATTTTTTTGATATTTTTAATACGGTCGAATTTTTTTTATTGAAAAACACTGGAATAACGGGTCAATCGATAAAAATTGATTTGGGGTTTACTAATTTTATTTCGTATCAATAAAAATGCATAAACAAATAAATAAAGGTGTTATATCAAATGTTGAAAGTTTAAATTGTTTAAACGGTTTATTAGAAATCTTAAATAACCTTAAAAGTTTAGGATGCTCTGGAATAAAAGTTTCATTTGAAGATGAAGGTGTCCAATTGAATGAGGTTATAACAATGAGATATTTGACATCTTTACTAGATTTAAAATTATCTGTAAAAATAGGAGGTTGTGAATCAAAATCTGATATTACAAATTGTTGTATATTATGTAGTGATGTCATTATCGCTCCCATGATTGAATCAAATTTTGCCTTGCAAAAATTTATTAATGCCGTTCTA